AGAAATATCAGACTTACCTAGATCAAAGATAGTTTCTAGTTTTTTAAAATGGATGATTAGCTCTGGCTACATATCTCGCTTTGAAAAAGAGATGGAGTTAGGGTGTAATTATTTATTTGAAAGAGGAATATTAATAAGTCATGTAGGTTGGCAAAGAGAAGATAGAAAGTTTTTACAAGAATTAGATTTAGTTCAAATAGCACAGATGTCTCCAGAGATTGCTAGAGCAATAGAAAATGGAGATAATGATGAACAATTAGTTATATTGTTAGAAAATACTTTTAGTGGAGTAACTCAAAAGCGAGCGAAAAAAGCGATCAAAGACTTGAGGAAAAATGGTAAAGCAGAGCTGCCAATAGTTAAAAGACAAGTTAATGCTCCTGAACTGAAAACATTAGCCCCTGACTTTGATTTCTTTTTTCCTCCTTATGTAACTGACCCGCAGAAAGCCCCTTATTGTTTTTGGAGAAACTTCTATACACCACAAGAGTTAGAGCTAAAGGTTACAACAGATGGTTGGGATGCAGACTTTGTTGCTGAGATGATTGAAAAATACAGAGGTGTAGATGTATTAGATATAGAAAAAGAACAAGAAGGTCGTAGAAGCAACTTAATCTCTGACTATGGTTACGAAGCAGAAGATTTGATTGAATTAATTTATGGATACCAGCGATTAATCGACCCAGAGGATGGTTCAGAAGGGATTTACTATACTGTGTTCCATAAACAATTCGATGGTAGTAATGATGTGCCAGCATTTGCTATACATGAATTACTAAATGGATATGAAGATTACCCTATTGTAGTTACTAAATTATCAGAGGATTCAAAGAGATTGTATGATACAATGACTACACCAGATTTACTGAGGGGTATACAAAATCAAGTAAAGGTAGAAAGAGATTCAAGAATTGATAGAAACTCTTTATCAACATTGCCTCCTATCATACACCCAGTTGGACAAGCTCCTACTGACTATGGTCCGGGTAGGTATATACCTTATAGAAGAAAAGGAGACTTAGACTTTGCTCCAACACCTCCACCACCTACAGGTTCTGTTGAGATAGAACAAACATTGCAGGCACAAGCAGATAGGTTAGTAGGACTTGATGGAACACCAATCAGTCAACTTAAATTACAGTTCTTAACAAATAAATTTTTAAATCATGCAGCAGATGTTATTAAGTTAGCTTACAAATGCTTCCAAAGATTTGGACCAGATAGTATATTCTTTAGAGTAACTGGTTCTCCTGACCCACAAACATTTGGCAAAGGAAGTGCAGAAGAAGACTTTGATGTAACAATCTCTTATGATGTATTAAATACTGATCCAGAAACACAAGAAAAGAAATTAGCTCAAATACAAGCATTAACTGCATTAGATAGGAATGGTCGTATTAATGTTGATAGTTTGTTAACAGTTATAGCAAACTCAGTAGACCCAGTATTAGCTGACCAAATATTACAACCAGTTGAAACTGCAATGGAACAAGTTACTAAACAAGTAACAGATGACTTAGCTAAGATATTCGCTGGTATTGAAATGCCAGCAAGACCTAATGGAGCGCAGGTAGCTATGCAAGTTATACAACAATATACATCACAGCCCGACATACAACAAAGAGCGCAACAAGATCAAGCTTTTGCAGCAAGACTAGAAAAATATGCTGGACAATATACCTTTATGATGCAACAACAACAAAATGCACAAATTGGTCGAATAGGTACACAACCTGCGGCTATGGGTAATATTGATACACAGAATTTATGACACTAGAAGAAGCAGTACAAGCACTTGAACATCACGAAAGTTTTGGAACTTTTATTTTAAACATACATCAACTTAGAGAAGAATGTATAGCTGAGTTATCAAAAGCAAATTATGAGGACTTACATCAAATAAGTGGTAGGATTCTTGCATACGATCAGATATTACAGCTATCAAACTTTGAAGAACTTCGTAGAAGATTTGGATAGTATGTTATAATAACTTTATCGCAATCGCTTAGGCGCAAAGAAAGTGGATAAATTATGACAGATGAAATTAAAGGGGCTGTCGCAGATGCCCTCAAAGAAAATTCTAGCGGACAAAACATTACTCCAGCTCAATTAGCAGCTAGGAGATTAGGGCAACTTCAACCAGAAGCTCCTCAAGAGGAGGTTACGGAAGAGGTTTCAGAACAAGTAGAGGAAACAGAAGTAGAAGAACCAGTAGCTGAAGCAACTGAAGAGACTCAAGCAGTCGAAGAGGTTGAAGAAGAAACTGAAGAAACTACTGAAGAGACCGAAACTGATGATGTTCTTTCACAGTACAACTTGGACGAAATGTCTGAGGAGGATATAAAAGACCTTGGTAAGCAACTAGGAAGCAAAGCAGTTCTTAGGTTTGGTGAGCTAACTGCTCGCAGAAAACAAGCCGAAGAAAGACTAGCAAAACTAGAAGCTCAATTAAGTGATCAAAAGAGTAATATCTTAAGCGCAAAAAAACCAGTTGAAAACAATCCTTATTCAAGCCTAGAAACTACTGAAGCTTTACAAAAAAAAGCACAGGAGTTAAATGATATTGTATCATGGGCTGAAGATACATTGTTTGAATCAGATGGATATGCTGCTGACGATGTTGTTACAGAGGTAGAAGGTAAAGAAGTAACTAAAGCACAGGTTCGACAAAGTTTATTGCAAGCCAGAAAAGCTAGAGATACATACTTACCAGACCAACTTAATAAAATACAGGCAAAAGAAAATGGTAAACAACTTAAAGAAGCATTTACAAAACAAGCTCAAGACGAGTTATCTTGGCTTAGTGGCGAGGACAATGATATTCGTAAAAGATATGAATCAATGCTAAGTGATAAAAGATTTGTTGATCTTCAAGAAAGTGTAGAACCAGATATTGCAGCACAGTTACCATATATTATAGCTCATGCAGCAAATAGTATCTATGGTAGAAAGTTAGTCAAAGAATCACCCAAAGTATCAATTACACCTCCAAAGACCGGGGCAACAGCTGCTCCAACAACAAGTCGTGCTTCAAAAGGAAAGAAAGCTTTGGCTGATCTGAGCAGTCGCTTTAAAAACTCAGGAACAAGAGATGATTTCATCAAACTTCGTACTAAACAACTCACAAGATAAATTATAAAATAAAATGGCAATTTCAGATACATTCAATCCAGCAGCACCTAGTGCTACAACTGGACAAGGGTCTGCTGTTTCTAATCGTGAGGATTTGACTGATGTCTTAACTATCCTTGCGCCTGAAGAAACTCCAGCTCTTTCGTCTGCCAACAAACAGAAGGCAACTTCTACATTTGTTGAGTGGACTGTTGATTCATTGGCAACCCCATCTACCGCAGGTATAAGTGAGGGCGCTGATGTTACAACCTTTACGGACCAATTTGCATCTCGTGCAAGAATTGGTAACTATATTCAAAAGTTCCGCAGAGACTACTTAGTTTCTGACTTACAAGAAGCAGTTGACTCAGTAGGTCCAGCTAAAGTAGCTCAAGCAGAAGCTAAAGCTATTCGTGAGCTAAAGAGAGATGTTGAAGCAACTATTCTTTCTGACAACAATAGCCAAGCTGAAACAGGTTCAGTTCCTTACAAAATGAAAGGACTTGGAAAATTCCTTGACGGAAGTAATTCAGATATTCCTTCTGCTTACGAAACACCTAGTGCTTCTAGAGATTCAAATGGTAAAAACATTACAGAAAATCAGTTCAACACAATTATTCGCTCAATCTATCGTGCAAATGGTGAAGCTAACAACCTAACACTTATTGCTGACACAAGTCTTCGCAAACAAATTGCTGACTTTGCTCGCTTTGGTGTAACAAGCACAGATTCTTCTACTAATAATGGTGTTCGTTCAGTAAACTATGATGGCAATAGCTCAACTATCAAATTATCTGTTGAAATCTATCAATCAGACTTTGGTATTGTTTCTATCGTTAACATGAACCCAGAAACTAATCCAGATACAGTTACAGGCGCTACCGCAGACCATGAAAGAGGTTATATGATTAACCCTGACTACTATGGTGTTCACGAGTTAATTCCAATGGGTTCTTCTCGTCTACCTAATATGGGTGGTGGAGAAAGAGGTTTTGTTGACTGTGCATTAACACTTGGTGTATATGCTCCAGCGGCTCATGGTAAAATAACTGCTTAACAGAATAGGAGGATAAT